ACTAGCACCAACCGCAGCTCGGTCCACTCACGATTCCCAACCCGGAGTTTTGCGCGCCGGTTAAACTGCATCGTAGATCCTCAAGCTCGGAGGCGGCACGGCCTCGATATCGGCGGCCTCGAAATAAACAAGGCGGTGACCACGATCAAACGAACCGAAACCTGGGTCTGTGGGCGTCTTGTCGAGCGTGATAACCGCGAGCATCCCCGCGGGTTTCTCGCCGGGATATGTCGCGAGGAGATCCACGCCAAGCACCAGGCGAACGCCAAGCGCAACGGGTTGCTCGTCGGCGTCAAAGACGTCGAGATACCACGTGTCGAAACGCGAAGACCAACGAAAGCGCAGCACCCAGTCTGCGCCGTCGAGGTCGATCACGTACTCGAAGAAGGTGGAACTCGTAAATATCGGCAAAATTCTCATGGAAATAACCCCGACACGCCCTGGCCTAGCCCGCCGAGAATCGAGCCTCCACCAGTGATTTGTTTCAAGCCCGACGCGGCCGCTTTGGTTTCGTTCTCATCAGGTTTTTGGCCGGTCTGTGCGCCCGCGTCCTTCTTGGATTGCCCGTCAGGCCGCGTTGTTTTCGGATCGAGTATCGACGGCGGAATATCAACCTCGACCTCGTCGACGATCCGCACCTGCACCAGATCCAGCACCACGGCGAGCGCCCGCCCACCTTGCCCCGATCGCTCCGCTGAGTACGAGCGAATCACCATATTTTGGTAAAACGTCAGGCCAGTGACGATGGTCGTCGGCGCGCCTTCCTCGACGGCTGCCAGAAGCGCCTCGTGCGCGTCTTCTAACCTCAACTCGGACTGTAGCGACTCATCTAGTGGCGAAGCCGACAGCGTCCCCCTGAGCAAGAGCGTGAGTTGTTTCGCGCGCACGTGGTCGGTGATAGCCCCGCCGGTCTCGGTCGGGAATTCGGTGACCTCCGCGTCCTGGGTGTGCATCTCGGATTCGGTCGCGTCGAGCGTGACGATATCCCCGATGATCGACCCGTGCAGCATGATCGTATATTCGGCCATTAGTAGCCCCCGCCGTCAAAAGCTGCGCCCGCGTTGGCGAGTTGTCTAGACATCGCGCGCCTAACGCCCTCCTCGGTCGCGCGTGACATTTCTTCGGGGCCCATCCCGCTAGACCCCTGCACCTGCACTTCGACCTTGCCGATACTCGACGTGGCCGATCGGTTGTTTTGGACCTGCGCGGCGCGCCTGCCCGCGTCGACGCCCGGGCCCGCAGCGCCCCCGCCGACCTGCGCGCCGGCGAGTGCTTCGCCGGACCCTATATTGACGCCCGTGAGCTTGTTTAGAAGCGAGCGCGCGCCGCCTACGACCTTGTTGACCTTGCCCGATACGTTATTGATGGCGCTGGTTATTGCATCGACAACGCCCATGAAAACGGCCTTGATCGAGTCGCCCATCGCCGCGAAGAACGCCGCCACCTTGCCGATCGCCCCCGCGGTCCAGTCGACCATATCGTCGTAGAACTGCGCGAACACCCCAGCGGCGACCCCGACCGCGGCGACCACAGCGATGACCCAGCCGCCGGCGACCAACGCTATCAGGCCAATGATTGCGCCGAGCGCGATCATAATCCAGCCGATATATTTTTTGATATCCTCGAACGCGACATCTGGGAACAGCCCGCCGAACACCGAGTCGCGACCCTCCGACCACGCGACAAGATCCTCCAAAATCAGGATAACAAGCGCGATACCCGCAACGACTAGGGCGATGGGCGCGAGTATCTTCGCCCAGGCCAGTAGCCCTTGAACCCCGAACGCTTTAACGGCGCTCGCTGCGAGCATAAAACTTTTGGCGAGCGCGGCGACGCCTGCGATTCCCTTGAACGCAACGAACGCAAGGAGCAGCGGGATGGCGAGCTTTAACGCTCTCTCGAACCCGCCCAGCGCGCGCGTGATAACCGCGACGCCCTCAGCGATGCGCTTCGCCCAGATCGCCGCGATTTTGAACGCCTTCACAACCGCTTGGATGAACTCGCGCATCTTCACCCGGATAAGTTCGCGGTTGGCCTTCACGAGCTCCAAAAGACCCTGGCCTGCGTCGTCGATCTCCGGGATAAGCGCCGACCCGAGTTGTAGCGCCAGGCCACCGACGAGTTGTTGTAGCCTGAAAAACGTGTCGTTAAACGACTCGCCTGCCGCCGCCGCATCGTTAGACAGAACCGCGCCAAGGTCGCGCGCCTCCTGTCTAGCCTCGCGAATGCCATCGGCGCCCGTATTTAGCAGCGTGAGCATTCGCCCGCCCGAGCGCCCGAAAAGATTCATAGCGGCGGCGGCCTTAGCCGTTCCATCGGGCATCTTTGCGATGCCGTCGGCGACCTCCTCGAATAGCGTCGAGGAGTCTTTGAGCTCGCCATCAACCCCTCGAAGCTCCACGCCAAGGTCGGCGAACGTTTGGGCAAGTGTCGCGCTCCCCTTATCGGCGTCGCCTGCGCTTTTGGTAAGCCGCATAAACGCCGAGGTCAGCTGGCCGGAATCGATTCCCGCAAGGCTCGCGGCGTGGCGATACTCCTGCACCTGCTCGGCGGTTAGGCCGATCGCGACGCCGGTTTTCGCCGCGTCATCGCCGACGTTCGCCGCCTTTTGCGCCAGCGCGAAGAGCGCAGCCCCGCCCGCTGCTGCCGCACCTGCGACAACGGCGAGGGACTTTTTAAGGCCGCCGATTCGGCGCTCGTATCCGCCGAGCGCTTTTTCGTCGACATTAAACCCCAGTGCTGTGACCAACTCGCGAACTATCACCGTTGCTTCCTTGCTATGGTTTCCTCGATGTCAGCCTCGACGTCGAGTGCCTCGTGTGCGTCTAGGACGTCGTAGATCGTCCAGGTGCGGCGGACGTGCACGGGGTCGGTGTTCTTTTGTAGCCAAAGGCGCCAGTAGAGCCACTCGACCCCGCTTTTCTCGGTCAGTCTGTTGACACGCTCGCCAAGCGCGCTTTGACTTGTGACAAGCCGCCCGCGAGGTGTCTTTGAAAAAAAGGGCCGTAGTTTTTCATCAACACCCAGGCGATCGCTGCGAAAAGTTCGCCATAATTCCCCTGGTAGGCCTTGTCAAAACCAAGCGGGACCTTCGCCGAATCGCGGATGGTATATTTGAGGATTCGTTTTAAGAATTCCTCGCTCCCCTCGGCGATAATCGCCTGCGCAATCCCGCCCAGGGCGGACGATAATTTGGCGCCGTCGATGTCCGCGTTGAGCCCGTCGGTGCCGATGGCGTCGATAAGGTCGCCGATCGGCCCGCTGGCCATTTTGACGATGATCGGGAGCAGCTTAAACCCCTCGCCCGCGGGGTAGAGCTGGGTTGAATAATTATGCTCCAGACCGAAATCATCGACCAAAGTTGTCTCGTGAGAATCCAACATTAAATGCCTCCCGTGATCGTGACGTCAGCGCCCATGCACACCCAATCGCGCGCGCCAGCTGCTCGCGCCTTGGTGACGCCCGGGTCGGTTTGGACCCAGCACTGCGGCGCGGTGACGGTCTCGCCGGTGTGCAGGTCTTTCAGGAAGAACGAAAACGTGTCGCCGATCCCGGCTGTGCGCCCGACCAGGACCTTGGCGCGGAAGAACGCGTTGAGCGCGCTTGTTTCGTTGAGGTGAAAGGTGATCGTCGCTCGCCGGTCGTTGGTGGCAGAACGCACCACTTCCCCGTCGGCCCCCGCCTCGCTGGTCCACACGTCGGACTCATAGGCGATCTCCACCCCGTCGTCCCCGTTGAAACCTTCGACGGGCAACCCGTCCACTAAGATAGCGCAATGCGCAAAGTTGTAATCGTGTAAAGCCATTTTTAATTCTCCTCGAAACCGTTGAAGTCAAGCGAGACATAGCCGACCATTTCGACCGATTTAATCACGCCGGAATACTGAGCGCCCCACACATAGCGAAGGATGCCGTCGTCGATATCCCCCTGGGGGACATCGGCGCGCGCGGGCATCGCGACCGAAGAAGTGCCGGGGTTAAAGTGGCCGATCTCCTCGCCGCGCTTGAGCACGTCATAGGTGACTTGCTCAAACATCGCGATGCCGAGGTCGCTGTACGGGATGCGCGACCCGCGCTCGGTGGCGTTCAAAAACAACTGCGCGATGCTCTCGGACAAGCGCGCGCGGACCCACGCGCCGGTGACAATATGCTCGATATCGTGTCCGTCTGCGACCGTGCCGCCAAACGTCGCCGGGACGCCTTTGAGCGTGCTGTAATAGTTCGCGTTTTTGCCCTCCACGATGGTCTGCGCGCCGACGTCATCGAGCGACGGGGCAGCGCCTGCGACGGTCTGGTAAACCGCGGTAGGCGCCATCAGGTCAAACGACTTCGCGAGGAATCCGCCGAGCCAGCCGGCGTCAAGCGCCTCGGCGTCGGTGTCGTGGTAGATGAGCGCGGTGTTGCGGTAGCTGAGTGCTGCAAGGCCGCTTGCAACGTCGCCAGATCCGGCGGTCAGGATGTCGGCGTCGGACGACTGCGCGACGAAAAGCCGCCCGTTCGCCTCGGCCCAGGCGGCGATCTCCTCGATGTCTGCCGCAAGGCGGCTCACCGATACGATGCCGTACCAGTCGCTTGAAACGTCACGCGCAAGCCCAAGGGCGTCGGTGAGCGTTTCGCTGCCAGCGGTATCCGCGCGCGCGACGATCGCCTTGGTGGGCGCCATCGGCTGCGAGAAGATCGCGGCGAGCGCGGCTATCGACTCGGTGCTGAGCTCGGCGTCGGACGCGTAGTTGTCGGCGGCAGCGATCGTTTTAACGCGCGTGGCAAAAGACGCGCCATCGTCGAGGATTAAGACGACCCCGAACCCGGCGCGCGATACCGACGGCGCGCCGAGCGAGATTTGGATATCGATTTTATGGTCTAAACTCATTGTTCAACTCCTGGTGAAATATTAGGTTTCTTGAATGGTCAGGTCGCCGGATTTGATGACGAGTTCGTCGCCGGTCAAAACGGTCTTAGACGCGGTGAGCGCACCCGACCACAGCCCGGTGGTTCCGTCCGATGCCCAGATCGTGACGTGCGTAATAGTGCCCCAGTCGCCGGTCGCGGGTCCAAATACAGCGTCGTCGTCGAGCGTCGCGGTGTCGCCTGAGATCGTGTAGGTCCCGGCTGCGCGCGAGTATCCGTCGCCCGAGAGTTCGTTCGCCGAACCGTCCGCGCCGGGGTTCCCGGCATGTAGCGCGATAAGTGAGCCGGTGGTTTGGGCGAGGGTGGTTGCGATTAAATCAGTTAATTTTGCCATTAGATTTCATCCTCTATTTCGGGGCGTGTTATATTATTTTCTGACATAATTAAATCTACACTTTGCACATCAACCCAACCTTGCTCAACGGTTTGCTCTTTGGTGGTCCAGTAGTGCCCACCTAGAGCTTGTTTCAGCGGCTCAAGGTCTTCGTACTCTGTCATCGTGACATATACACCTGCAACAGCGTATTCGATACCGCCCATCAGCATGATGTTATCGGCTGAGAAGGTGTTGGCTGAGGCTTCAAGCCCCGTGACCTGTACGCAAGCCTGATTGGCGGCCTCGATGGAGGGGATTGGGCATAAGATTAGCAAGTGCTTGGCAAGGATTATCATGGGGCACCTCGCAATATGGCCTTCTCAGGTTCCGACAAAACACGAGCAAATGCGACAACAAAACTAACCTCCATCGCGGCGAACCTGATTGAGCCAGCTTGAGATCCAACGATAATAGGGCCTGAAGTTCCGAAGGCTACCGTCTCGCTCGCCTGCGTTTGCTCGGTCCTGTTTCCGTTCCATTCTACAGATGCGGTTGCGGCGGGCGGGTTGGCTAGCGCCTCCTTGATAAGCATCACTTCAGACATATCATTAGGATAGGAGGTATCGTTGGGAAAGGTGTAAGCGACAGCTGATTTTAGGCTGCCTCCCTCTCTAAACAAATAGGATGCCCCGTAGTGAATAAACGTCTGCCTTGTCGTGTCTGCGTTTGTGTTCCGCTGCCTAATCCCAAGCGTATAGGGCAGAGCCAAAATAAGACTTGATGGACTCTCAAGGAAGTCATCAATCGCGTCAAAAACTGCCCCCACACTTCCCCCGCCCCACAGCGGGCGAGCCGATGCGCTAGCCTGAGTCAGCACGATGTCCCCACTGAAAGGGTTCTTCGCCCCGCCGATCGTATGGTTGCCCGCGTCGGTTACCGGGCTTGTGCAAAGCTCATCGCGAAATAGAGCCTGTTGCCCGGCGTAAACAGGATATTTGAACTGGACGAAAAAATCCGGGTTTAGCGCTTCGATATCGTCGTAAGGGCGCCTAATGCCGCCGGACGCCGTCACGACCGACCCCCCGCTTGTCGCGACGATCGCCATGCGTCGAGCCAACGTCGAGGCGATGACGCTAGACGCGCCGATAATGGGTGAGGTCTTCGCGAGCCTGCGCACCATTCCGCCAACGAGCACCGAAGACGCGCCCGCACATGTAGCCTCTGCAATCCTGCGCGCCATCGCGCCGACAATCACAGACGACCCCCCGACGCACTGCACGGAGACCGGAACGCGGACCGTCGCGCCCACGCTGACCGTCGATGCGCCCTCGATTGTGGCGCTCGCCGTCATGCTCACCGACGCGCCAACCGTGACAGTCGACTCGCCGCGAAGCGCCGCGGCGATGCGCTTGGACTGCTCAACAAACGCGGTGCCGCCCATGCCGGTCGCGGCGGCGGCGGTGATCGCGGCGCTTGCCTCGTCGGCGGTCCATATCTGGCGGAATGAAAACGAGAAATCAACGCCCGAGCGCGCCAGGTAATCCGTCGCGATAAGCGCCGAGAGGTCCTGAATCCCGCCGACCTCGCCGCGCACCTCGACGCCGTTCGCGGTGTTCGTTCGCCCGATGTCATCGCGCCATAAAGAGCGCACAATCGTCTGCGCGATCGCGCGGTGATTCGGCCCGAAGACCTGCACCGAAACGGTCCCGGTATAGGCTGACTCGATCTCCTCGTGTCGGCCGGGGATGGTCAGCCTGCGGCTCGGCGTCATCTCCTGGGTGACCTGCAAAACCTGGATCGTGACAACGGTTTTACCGCCGACCGCAAACGGCTGATTTGCGTAGCGGATATCGTCGACCGTCGACCCCACCACGGAGTCGAGCCAGTGCCAAAGCCCCTTTTCGTAAGCTGTGGGGGTGTAGGTCACGTGGCGGGCTCCGGGCGCAAAAGAACGTACTCGTTGTGCGCCAGAACGGGCGCATCCTGCCAGTCCGCCCACCCGAAAACCTCGCACCACTCGCCGCGGTGCAATACCTGGTCGGTGAGGGTGTGCAATTCCTCGTACGTGAAAAGCATATAGCGGGCGCGCTCCGCGAATCCGGGGTCCAGCGCCTCGCGCTCGCGCATTCCAAGCGGCTGAATCGCACCGCTGAAATCAAACCCCGAATAGATAGTCGAGATCACCCCCTCGTTGTTTACGGGCGGGGCAGCACGGCGCCCCGATTGTGGACGTAGGCCGAGGATCACTTTGCACCTCGGATCTCGTAGTCGATAGCCTGGCGAAGCGCGCCGGTATCCACGAGCGTTTTCGATGAGCCTTTGCGCTCGATGGTGCTCTCGGCATTAGCTGGCGCAACCCCGGCCGCAATTGTGCGCTGGATATCGGCTTTCGCCTGCTCGCCGAGGAGACCGAGCGACTTTTTAGGGTCGATCTTGCCTTGATAGAGCGCATCGACGAACGTTTCCTGCATCCGGAAATATTTGTCTCTTTCTTTGTCGACGGTCGCGCGGATGAACGAGCGCTCGGGCGCATTGACGGTGCCGAACTCGTTAAAAAACGCCACCTCTGCCATCGTTACAGACGGGTCGTCTTCGCGAGGCGGCGCGCTCTTGGGAATGCCGACCACGACATACATCGCGGCGGTGAGGTCCAGCTGCTTTAGGACCTTATCGAGCTTTTTTCGGTTGTCTTTGACGCCCATAATTCATGCCCTGATAAGCCGCGCCAAAGGGATGGATTTAAGAATCGCCAGGTATTCCAGCCCGTAGGCGGTCGACGCAAGCGACGAATCGCCCACGCCGATTGATCCGTCGATCCCGTAGGACACCGACACGCCGCCGGTCGAGGCAGACTTAACCGCGCCGACAACCCCGCCACCGCCGCCACTATTGGCGGAGCGGTGGGCGAGGGCCATCAGATGCGCGGCAAGATACGCCTCGGCCTGCGGGTACAGCGCACCGAAATGGCGCGCGTCCATCCTCGCAGCCGCCATCGCCAGAAAGGGCGCGGGGTCGTCACCCGAAAACTCGGGCGCTATGGCTGCGAAGAATGGATTCATGCGGATACCTGCAGAACGCCGGTCGAAACCATGCCAGCGATGGCCTGGTTCTTCTCGACTTTTTCCCAGTCGGCGGCGTCGAATTCAACGCCCGGTGAGGTGTAGTCGGCTTTGGGTTTGCGCGGGATCTCGATGTCGAGACCCTCAACGAAACCGCCCTCGACTTGCGCCTTCACCGAAGAAGGAAACGAAACGTAAACCTCAGCGCGCGAGTTATTTCGCACGACCACCGTCTTGTCTTTAGTCGCCATCAGGAAACCTCCACGTAGGCCAACAGGTTATTGAGAACGTCACGCTGCACCACGCCGCCGTGACTCATATAGCACGGGATGGTCCAAGAGTAGTTATGCGCCTGAGCCGGCAACATCGTGAACGACTGGGGAACCACGTTCGCGATGGAGCGACGGTCCCGGCGATAGAACAGAAGCTGGTCGGTCCCGCCCGGACCCGTGCCCTGAAGCTCAAGAGCCTGGTCGACGTTTCGGATGTGCGGGTTCACCGCCATGAACTCCGCAAGCAATCGAGTGCCGTCCACCGTGCCGTATCGCTTCGCTTGAAGGATTTGATACAGGCGGGGCGAGACAAGAAGCGAGTCCGGCGCGTAGGCCGTGTTCGTCTCGCTGCCCTGCTTGTTCGCCGCGTAGGTTAGGGCAGTGAGCATGTCCCCTGCATCCGCGGCCATGTTGAACGCCTGAGACAGCGCCAGCTTCGCGAGCCACGGATAGTTCAGGACGCCCGTGATATCGTTCTCGACATCGCCAAACCACGTCTTGGCGTTCAGGTATTCGAGCAGGATGATTTGAGCAGCGTCCTCAAGCTCCTGACGAATCGCCGTCCCTGCAAAACTCGCTGACTGAAGCTCGAAAATATCCAGCTCAACGCCGATGACGTAGTGGTTGACCTTGAACTCTTCAGTCTCCTGACCGATCGAGACAAGCGGAGGCGGCGCGTTTCCACGATGCACCTTTGCCTGCCCACGAATCTCCTTGCGTCGCACGGTATGCGAGCGCGCACCCGCTGCGACCGAGTTGTCGATGGGGAAGAACTCCAGCGCGTTCTGAGGCGGAACATCTTCGGTCAAAACCTCCGCATAAACATGCTCAAGCTGACGTGCGAGAAACAGGCCGTTCCCGGCCGCGTCGAATCGCTTGGCGTTGATGGACTCCCGAGTCTGCGCGTCGATTCGGGGAACCGATCCCGCTGCTTTAATTTCGATGATACTCATTTTCAGCTCCTAAAATCAGTGGAAGTTACAATCGAGAACGGCCAAGCCGTCGCCAAGATATTTACGAAAACGCGCAACGGATGCATCGAGCGCCACGGTATTCGCAGCATTGTTTGCGAAGAAGACTCCCTCGATGCCCGTTCCGTGGCCGACATATGCAACGCCGCCATCGACCGGCTCCGTAGCCGACCCCAGCTGCACAACCACGGACCCGCGCTTCATTCCAGCGCATCGGCTGTTAGGAGCGTAGGAGTCGCCTGGCTCATCGTATTTGCGAAGCGAGACGCAAAGCGCCTTGTCATCGTCGACATCGCCCGCAGCGCTGGGCAGACGCCCGCGTCGGTTCGGGTACGGGGTGACGGTCGAGGCGACTTCATCGCGAAGGATATAGCGGCCAAACGGGATGGCGTCGGCGCCGGTTCCTGCGGTGGTCGCGTCGGTGGTCGTACCGGCGGAGCTCGTGATCGACGATACCGCTGTGAACGCGTCGGTGGGAACGCGCGAAGTCAGCGTGACTTTCGACGTGCCATCGCTCACGGATGAGACGAGCGTGTAAATCCCGATATTCGCGTTGAGCGCGTCTGCGAGGGCGTTGGCTGCGTCCGCTTTCGACGCGCCTGCGAGCGTAATGCTCACGGTCTCGCCGCCGATTGCGACCTCGACAACGTCGCTGCTTGCGAGCGTGCCGCCGAACGTGATTGTCGTGACCTGCGCGGTCAGCGGCGAGGCGTTGGTGAAGTCCAATTCCTCGCCGAATGCCTCGTAGGCACCGCCGGGAAATCCTGCCAAATGTTTTGTTTTTGCGGCCATAATGATTATCCTCGATTGAAGGTTTCTTTGAGTTTGCGCCGATAAATGTCTTCGGCGGATTCGACCGGTGCGGCCGGCTGTGCGTCAACAACGGTGTAGGTTTTTTTGTGCCTATCCTCGCGGATCGACTTCTTCGCGAGCGCGTAGGCCGCGGCGATATATGCCTCGTCGTTTCGCTCGACGTCGCCGTAGAATTTTCGAACCACGGCGCGCTGGATATCCCCAACATCAGCGGTCGCGGCGTGCTCTGCGCCTGCGAGCTTCGCGACTTCCATCGCGTCGACCCGCGCGGCGAACCAGGACATCCTGTCCTCGGCGTCGGCCTTCGGGGCCTCCTCGGTCGGCGTCGCCCCCTGGTCGATCTCCACCGGCTCATCGGCGGGCTCAGCGTCGGGCTCGGGCGCCTTAGCGGCCTCCACAACCATCTGTCGAACCGCGGCGATCTCGGCTCGGAGCTCCGCGATCTCGTCTGCGCTATCGGCCCGGAGGCCGACCTCGCTGCCGGCGCGCCCGCGCGGGACGATCGCGACGTGGTTATATCTGCGGTTTCGCTGGATGGCGTCGTAGCGCCCAAACACGGGGTCAACGCCCGAGGTCTCCTCGATCTCGGTGGTGTAGCCAACCGAGAGCTCGCGCACGCCGTTGTTGATCGCCTCAATGGCGTCGGCTTTTCTAACGGCCATGCGGATCTTGACGAAGCCGTTTAACTCCTCGATCTCGATCGACTCCGAGACATCGCCAACCTGGTGCTCCGCGACGTTCTCAGGCGTCACGAAACCATCGGGGTGATCGAGCGTCACCGGTTTTCGGGCCAGCGTCGCGAGCGAATCGGTCTTGGCGAGTTCGTCTGCGGGGACCAGTTCCCGGCGAGCGGTGCCGTCGGGCTGGATATATTGCAGGATGCCGGGGCGAGACGCGTAACCCTCGACGAGCAAATATCCCTCGTCGGTTTTGACGAAAGATTTCAGCGCGGCGCGGTCATAGCGTGCGACAGTGGGCGTGGCTGCGTCTGCTGCATCGGTGCGGTAGACGCGTGTGGATTCGATAGGCTTGGGCATAACTTCTCCTTGAGCATATCGTGTCCTTGATATGGTGTGAATGGATGAGACGATAAATGAATTTTATTTCGTTGTCAACTCTCTCTCGCCAGGAGCACCGACTCGCTCAATCTTGGTCTCTCTTGGCGCGTAGATAACCGCGCGCACCCCGCCGCCGCCCGGGTTATTCTCGATGCGCACAATGCCGACGACCTCGCCGCCCTGCGTGAGTTCCACGCCCTCGCCGAACCTGCGACCGACTACTAATTTCGTGAATTTTATCATCGCGGAAGACTCTCGTCGGGGTTAATTTTCAGCGCCTCAAGCACGTCGCCAAGCCACGGCTCGGCTGTGCATCTGCAGTTATAGTCTTCCCCGGGGTGACCGGGTTCGGGCGGATCGCTCCAATGTTGAATACTGCCCTCAAGCGCGGCGTGGGAATCCCTGACCCTTTCATCCTGCACAGTGCGCCAGATATAGCGGGTTGCGCCAAGCTCGCGCTGGCGTTGCTCGTTGGCGTTACTCACCAACTTCGCGGTCTGGTCGCGCGCCAAAAAACGGGCGTGCCATTCTGACGTGCCGGTCTCCTCGCGGATCGTCTTGGCGAGCTGTTCAGGCCGGGCGCCGGCGGCCACCGCCTCGAACGTCGCGGCCTCGATGCGTGCGATCTGGTCCTCCAAGAGCGTGACGATCAGGTCAGCGTTGCGCTTGGCGAACACCTGCGCGCGGGCCTTGGGGATCTGCGAGAGCACGGGTCGAACACCGGCCGCCCTCAGGTACGTGCGCGCGAGGTTGTTATCGACGTATTTCTGCGAGCGGTCATAGACGCCGATCACTTTTTGAAACATCGCGTCAAGGTCGACCGTGCCCCAAAACGCAGTGCGCACCATCGCCGCCATACGCGCCGGGTTTGCCGGGGCGTCGGCGCGCTGGTCGAGGTTAAACGGGGCCCATTCTTTGAGCGCTTCGAGGTAGAGCCTGCGGATCGTTTTAACCAGCGCCAGGATATAACGCTGATAATCCCGCTCAATCGTCTTCGGAAAGTTGAACGCCACTCAGGGCCTCCTGGAACGCTGAAAAATCAATGTCATCGTCGAGCGACTCGGTCTCCATCGACCACTCGGCGCCGCCGTCCCTGGAGCGCGCGACCTGATCGGGCGAGCGGACGCCGCGGTCCAAATAAAGCGCGTCTGTCTCGGCGACCATCTTCCGGAGCTCGGCGGTCTCGCGCTGGCTAGGCTCGTCGAGCGCGGGCCAGATAACCGCCCACGACGCGGGTTCGTTGCCGCGAAATAGAATCGTCGCAAGCCGGTCGATCTGCGGCGTGAGGTCCTGGGCGCGGTAGGTCTGCACGCGCTTATGCCACGCTTGAATGCCGGAATTCCCGTCGGTGTTTAGCCCCGAGGGCGCTTGCCCGAATAGCGTCGTCATCGGCATACGCGCCGACTTCGCGACCGACTCAGCAAGCCCCATGCGTATCTCGGTAAGCCCCGCGACCGACGCGGTATCGCGGCTGTACTGCTCGCCGGCGTCGGCGTCGAGGAGGATCATATTTAGGATGGACCTAGACCGCGCAATCAGCCTCATCCGCGCTTCGATGAGCTCCGCCCCGCCCTGGGCAGCCATCGCCTGGGCAAGCCCGCCGATTGAGATCTTTGACACCTCAAACGACTGCACAATACGAGCGATCGCGTTCTCGACGTCGGTAAACCTGCGGATGCTAGGCCACGGGCGTTGGAGCACGGAATCAAACGGCTCTTGTCCGCCTTGTGACAACCGGCGCGGCAGGCGCTCACCGGTGAACTTTAGCAGCCTAGACGCGTGGATGATCTCGCCGTCACGCGAGCGATACAGGACCGGCTCGCCGTAACCCTCTTGGGACTTGTCGCCCTGGACAGCGTGCGGGCGCATATCCCACTGATCGTAGGGGATAAGCTGCACGACCTCGCCGTCTCCGATCTCGTCCGCGAGCTCGCGACCGTCGTTGATGATAACCCACAGATACGCCGCGCCGTAGAGCCGGGCGGTCTTCGCGGCCTCGGTGAACTTCCCGTCGACGTCGAGCCGGTAGAGATCGTCCACAAGCGCGGGGTCGGCGTTGTCGGCGTCTTTGATCTCGAAGCCGTTTCGCAACGCCTCCTCGACGAGTTCGTCGACGATGATCGCCGCGATGTCGTTTTGAAGATACAGCGCGTCGATTTCGTGGGGCGCCAGGCGCTGGTCCATAAACGGGCGCGACGCCGCGCCGGAATCGCGCTCAGGGTCGCCGAGGCCTGAGAGATAATTCGCAATCGAGTCTATTCTTTCATCCACCGGTGATTCTCCTCAAATGAGCGATCGGGTCGTTTTGGTCCCGAACAAAAGCGTGGTCGACGGCCATGGTCATAGCGTCGAGTTGGTCGTCGTGTGCGCTGGCTGGAAACGTGGTTATTTCGTGAATAAATTCCGAGATCCACGGCGCGCGCGATGGGTGCGGAAGCCATATATTACCAGCCGCCCAGTAGGGCGCAATAGCGCGCGCGCGAACCACCTTGGACCCTTGCGGGTTGATGGGCGTGATGCCGGGGATTTCAGATTTGAGCGTCGCCATGATGGCTTTGCCGTCGGCCTTCGCCTCGACCAGTTTCGCCGACGCGCGCGACCACGGCGACATATTGGCAAGTCGGCGCATCTGCGCGAGCGTCTCGGGGTGGTCCCAAACGCCCATCACCTGGTCGACTAAATACAACTCAGCCTCGCGCGTCGCGGGTTTGTACCACAATTGAATAACCGCGCGCGAGGAAGACGGGTCTTTTGAGCCGGCTTTGGCGTCGACGGTCCAGAACCACTGGCCACCGCCGTTTAGCGGAAGCACCTCCCAAAACTGTCCGCACCATGCTGATTTAATCACCGTTCCGCCGGCCTGCGCCGGGCGCTGCTGGCCGATCGCAGCGTGTCCCGCGGGGTCCTCTCGCCGGTTCTTCTCCCACTCGTCTGCTTCCTTAAACCACGGCCAAAGCGCCTCGCCCGGGGCGCGCCATTCTTCGGGGATGCGGTCGGTTTCTTCGGCGAGCGCGGGGAGCCTCACCTCGACCCACTGGTCGGCTTTGGGGTCGCGCCTGGACTGCTCCAGCAGGCGACCGGCGAGGTCGTCCAGGTGCCACCTGGTCATAATGAGGAGGATTCCCGCATCTTTGGCGGCGCGGGTCTTGAATACCTTTGTGTACCAGCTCCACACGCGCTCGCGGTGCGTGACGGATTGCGCTTCGATGTCGTCTTTGATCGGGTCGTCGATGATGAGGATATCGCCACCCTTGCCGGTGATACCACCGCCGACACCCGCCGCGATATAGCGCCCTCGGTGCCCGTCAATGCCCCACTCGCTGGCGGTGTTCTTCTGATCGTCGCCGATCGTGACATCTGGGAATACGCGCGCGAAGGCGGCGCTTGCGACAATCGCCTTCGCGTCCAGGCTCACCGAGTCGGCGAGTGACGCAGCGTAGCTTGTGGCGATTATTTGGCGGTCTGGATTTCGACCGAGCGCCCAGGCTGGGAGTTGCCGAGATGCGAGTTGAGTTTTGCCGTGCCTCGGCGGCACGGTCAGGATCATCCGCTTGATGTCGCCGCGCTCGAAAGCCTCCAACTTCTCGGCGATCACGCGGTGCACTTTTCCGACCCGGTATTTCCCGATAAACGTGTAGCAGGTAAACGCGAGCAGCGACTCACGCGCACGGTCGAGCAGCTCAGCCTCTAGCAGCCTTTCTAGCTCCGCCTCATGCGTCGTCATCGTCTAGCACCCCGAGCATCGCCGTGAGTTCTGCGATGCGCGCCCGGCGCTCCGCTGGCGAGGACTCGACCTGGATCGCCTTGCCGTCGGGGCCGCTATGCTCAACGCGGTCGATAAAGTCGCCCTGCGCCCGGGCAAGGTCACTCGCCGCTTTCAGTCGGTCGCGCATCTGCGGGGGCTCATCTCTGTCGAGCTCCTTTCCGAGCATGACGCGCGTCCAGAAGCGTTGTCGGTCGAAGCGTGTGGCTACCAGCGGGTCGGCGTCAACTCGGGACTCAATAGCCTCACGAATCGCAAGTTTTCGCAAGTTCTCATTGCCGATAGACGCGAGCGAGTTATCATCACTTGCTGAGTACCCAGCAAGCCTTGCCGCCTCGGTGGCGTTGCCCGCCGCAGCGCCCATATACGCCTCTACGAATCGGCGTTGTCTTTCGGTGGGTTTCGACGGGCTGGCATTAGGCCCATGCTGGTAGCAAAAAGCGCCATCCGTCGCGCGCCTTGCGCACGGCTTGCCGGCTTTCGTCTTCCCGCTGCATATCTTTTTGTTGACCATAACGCCCGCGTCCTTGGGTATCTACGCGAGGAGCATAAACTATTTTCGCTTATTTCGTCAATAGTCCCGATATAGGGTTGACAGCAATATAGCTGGCAGCTATATTCCGATTATCTCAGCGGGGAATGGCCCAGCGCGCACACGGAGAAAACAAAATGACGAACGCAACCAAAAACACAATCAAGCTCGAAGCCTACGCCGCCGTCGGACTCCTGGTGCTGCTCGGGAGCGGCTCGCTCGACAATGCCCCGATGGTCCCGACGATCCGCGACTACTGCGCACTCAACGAGGCGCTCGGGCGCAAGGCCACCGAGGGCGAGCGCGGCCACTACGTGCGCGCCTACACCGCGCACCGCGCGCACCACGCCGGCCTGTCGCCCGAGGAAAGATTGACCCTCATCGCGAACAACATGGGCCTGGGCGAGCTCGCCGAGGGCTATTTCGGATAACACCAACCAAACCCCGGGGCAAAACCGGGGCATCACACCAAACCCAGCGCACACGGAGACGAACACCATGAACACCAAAACGAAGACCGAAGCCCTCAACGCCTGCGACGAGCTCGACCGAATCTTCGATGAGCTGATAGCTAATCGCCCGAGGATGAGCGTGCGCTACAAGCTCGCCGCGCACAAGCGCTACTACACGACGCTCGCCGAGATCCACCAGGCGCTTGGGCGCACCAACCCGCCGCAGGACGACTAGGCACAAAAAACCGGCATGGACGCCCATGCCGGCCGGCGATGCGGGGGAACCCTGAAAGACCCCCTCGCTGCCTCATGCCAGTGTTGTAGCACGTCCCAGCCTTGTCATCCACAGCCCTACACACGGAGAAACCAAATTGACCCACGAAGAATTAACCAAACTCGCCGGAATTACCACCAACCATGCGGATAGGCTGTTGACGCTCATGCGGGCCACACAAGATGAGCTCGGCGACCTGGAGCAATCAGGCGGCCACCTATCCGGACCCAGCGCCGAGCGCTCCAATTGGGTTATCCGCGAGTTGATTGACGTTATTTCGAGGGTTGCTGCGTCCCACGATTCGGTCTCGGGAATCCTCGACGCGCACCGGACATTCAACGAAGTTGAGGTCGACAGACTAACCTCAAGGCTCAACGCTGCCAACCAGCGCGCCGCGGCATACAAAGACCACGCCGAGCGCATGGAGGCCGGTGCCGATATTGATGAGTCCAAACAAACGCTAAACACCGACCTGACCGCAGGCTACTTCTAACGATCGCAACGCCCCGCCGACCCGGCCCTAACAAGGCCGGGCTTTTTTATGCCCACCGCCACACCATGCAACGCCCGCCCTGAGCTCCAACTAGCCCCCATACAGCGCGCCGACGCCGCGCCCCTAGCAATCCCTACCCGCAGCGCCAACAAGCGCGCGTATGGCGGGTGTTTGGGCTCATAGCGCCGCTGCGCGCCCCCTCTTGGCTAATAACCGGACTAATAATCAAATAACTTTTAATTGGTTATTTGAATTCCCCAATGATTTCACGCACTTAGGCCGTTTTTTCGATCAAATATCAAATAACCACCTAAGACACACAGATATAAAAAAACGCATACCTATACAGATGTTCAGTGCCGAAGAGAGAGTGATAGGTAGTTATAAGTATATATATATATATATATAAATATATATATATATATATAAAGATCCCTTTTAGTATGTAAAAAGGATCTAAAGGGATATGAATATATGTATATGAATGTCTATCTGTGGATGACTATGTATCTGTTTAAGGGGTTATTTGATATTTGACCGAAAAAGTGACCTAAGTGCATGAAATCATTAAGGAATTCAAATAACCGCCAAAAAGTTATTTGATTATTAGATGAGCCGGATTTGCGCGGCAATCGGCCAAAAACCAGTGTTTACAACCATAACCGCCTATGCTATACGCATATAGGCAGCACACACCACACCACCGGAGAAAAAATGAAACTGCAAGATTTTCGATTGGAAACGGGCCTCAACCAAACCGAGGTCGCCGAGCGTATGGCAACGAGCCAGGCGCAGGTCTCCTCGATGGAGGTCAAAAACTCGTGCTCGCTGTCGAGTTTGAGGCGATATTTCGAGGCGCTTGGATTTGAGTTCGTGATTCACGCGGTAGGCGAAGGCGGGGAGGTCGTGGACCTGTCGTTTTTTGCCGAATAAAAAAGGGCCGCCACCCGCGACGGTGACGACCCAAAACGATGCTTTAATATGTGCGCAATCGTACGCGATGCGCGAACCAACCGCAAGGAAGTCAGAATGTATCGAGATTATATTGCCAATGGTATCCCCGCCTTTCCGTTGTGGGGGATTGATAAAAACGGAGATTGCGAGTGTGACTACGAGAAGTGCGAGGCCGCCGGAAAGCACCCCAGAATTTCCCGGTGGCAGCACACCCCGCTGTACTCCGATGAGCAGTTAGAGTTCATGGAGGAGACCAACCAGTGGGATAACGGTTGGGGTGCGGTGGTCGCGGGCGGCCTTCTGGTCGTAGACGTTGACGCGAGAAACGGCGGCGTTGAATCCTACGCGAAGCTGTTAAAAGAAGTCCCCGCACTCGACCTCGCCGGACTCATCGTCGAGACCGGCTCAGGCCAGGGCTCCAAACACGTCTATTTCAAAATACCAGATGCCTCGGTGTCGCTACTGCAGCACCACGGGTTCTATCCTGGGATTGATTTCAAGTCATCGGGTTACGTGGTCGGTCCCGGCTCCACGCACAAAAGCGGCGGCGTCTATAAAATTATCTCAGGCGACCCGGCGAGGATCGACGACGCGCCCGCCGCGCTGCTGGAGCTCCTCAAAAGACCCGAGCACTATCGAGGGAGCGTCGAGGGTAAAACGGTCGACCTGTCGGCGCCTGAAATAGCCGAGATGCTCGCCGCGATTGACCCCGACTCCACCTATCAGGTTTGGAATCGCTGTGGGATGGCGATCCATGAAATAACCGGCGGCGCAGATGCCGGACTGGAACTCTGGGATGCGTGGTCAAAAGAGGGCAAAAAATACCCGGGTCCCGCGAAGTTAGAGCACCACTGGCACTCGTTCGGGAAGAATGCGCAGCCGCCCGTCGGCGCGGGCACGCTCGCAAGTTACGCCATCAAGGCGGGGTGGACGCGATCGGTCACGTTTGTAGCGGGTGCGCAATGGATTGACGACACCCCAAAAAATGAGGACGCAGAGGACATCGACACCGAAGGCGTCGACCTATTGCGCCCGCCCGGGTTCGTCGGCGAGATCTGCTCATGGATTAACGCTCGGAGCCGATACCCGAGGGAGCACCTGGCGGTCGCGGCCGCGCTCTACGTTATTTCTAGCGTCACCGGGATGCGGTTTCGCGACCCTCACGATGAGATTATGCCGAATGTTTTCATGTTCGGGGTCGCCGGTTCGTCGACCGGTAAAGAATCAATTTTACAATCCGTGCTGCAGATACTCCACGCGGTCGGCCTATCTTCGGCGGTGCATGGCGGGTTCAAGTCTGAGCAAGAAATATTCAGGAATCTTCTGCAGCATCAGGCCGCGCTCTATTCGGTCGACGAGATGGGCGAGCAGCTCGCGAAGCTCGAAAACGCGAGAAACGGCGGCGGCCCAGCGTATCTGCAAGCGATTATCGGAACCGTGATGAGCGCGTTTACCAAGGCCGGGGGGATTATGCCTGTAACCGGTGACCTCAAGCGGTCGCTCGGATCGGAGCGCGCGGCGGAATATAAGTCGCTCCTGGATAAATACGGCGAGAACCCGGACAACCCGGCCGACAAGGCCAAGCTTGAGCGGGCAAAAGACGCCTTGAAATCGGCGAGCCAGGGGATAAAAAACCCCTTCCTGAATATTTTCGGCCTGACGACCCCGGGCGTTTTCGATGAGCTAATGACGTTCGACATGGCGGCGAACGGTTTTGTATCAAGGGCGATGATATTTCGTGAGCGAGACGACAACCCGAGGCGCCGACCCCGGTCTCACGTTCGCCCTAAATGCGTGCCAGATAATATCGTGATGGTGCTCTCCGCGTTGTACTCGGGCGGGGAGACGACCGACGAATATTGTGTCAGGAAATACGGAGAGTTTGAGTATATCGAGACAAACGAGGACGCGTTAGACATGCTCGATCTGTCCTATGAATCATTCCAAGCGCAAGCGGAGCGCCACGTTGCGAGAACCGGCCTCACGCCGATCCCCAGGCGTGGCTATGAGATGGTCTGCAAGATCTCGATGCTGCTAGCGATACCGAGCGGGCTTCGCACTACGGAGCACGTAAGGTGGGCGCACGCGCTGGTTAAAAACGATATCGAGGGGAAGCTGCTATTGGTCCACGCGAACACCGCGCCCGACCAAGAGGCGATATTATCTAAAGTCATATCCCATATCGGCGACGAGGGAGAAACGGCGGGCGTGATTCGTAACCGTTGCAAAAAATGGACGCCCGAAAACGTCAACAGCGCGCTCGCCCACCTGGTTGGGACCGGAAGGCTCAGGGAGGAAGAGATCCAGGCGTCCCGCGCTCCGGGCGGCGTGTCTAAGCGCTATTTTATTACCAAATGACAACACACAACGGAGGCTGAAAATGAGCATTAAAAAACGCACCGAAAAAGAAAAGCGCGAGATATTAGAGCGCGTCGAGAAACTCCTCGATATCGACTGCGATTTTGAAATATCTATGGTTCGCGGCAAGTGCAAAATAACTCTAGAGTTCGAAAACGACCAGCCCGATGAGGGGAGCACGCTGCTCTCCAAAGTCCTGTCACTGGTCACGAAAACCCACGGCGAGATGCAGGGCAAAATTCGAAACGCGTGCCGAAAATGGGACAAGGACGACGTCGACCGCGCTCTAGACTACCTGGTCAAAAACGGGAAACTCCGCGTGGAAACCACCGTCAGGAACGCGAACAAATATTATTTGTCCTAAATAACACAATATCACTTTACATTGCTTTATATGCGTGCTAATAACCGAGCTGCAGCAACCACCACACACCACGGAGATTAAAATGAGTATTCTCGCCCAAGCAAAGCCCCCCGCCGACCAGCCCGCGATCCTGACGATCGCAGGCGACGCGGGCGTGGGTAAAACGCGGTTCGCCGCGACGTTCCCGAATCCGATATTCATCCGCGCAGAAGACGGGATGCAGTCAATCCCCAGCGCCGAGCGCCCCGCCGCGCTGCCCTTGATCGCCGGCCACGAAGACGTCGACGCCCTGTGGGCGCAGCTCACCGCGCTGATCCGCGAGGAGCACGATTACAAGACGCTCGTCATTGATTCGGTCACCGCCCTGGAGTCGAAATTCATCGACTACGTCGTGGCGACCGATCCCGGCAAGCCCAAGTCAATCAACCAGGCTCTAGGCGGATACGGCGCGGGGCTTCGCGCGGTGGCAGCGATGCACCAGCGGATCAGAAAAGCCGCGGGCATCCTGCGAGAAAAGCACGGGATGGCGACCGTTTTCATCGCGCACACCGAGACCGAGACCGTAGACCCGCCGGACGGCACCAGCTACACGCGCGTGAGCCTGCGCCTGGGTAAAAGGTCGTGCCAGCCCTATATCGACGACGTCGATGCGGTGGGGCTTATCTCGCTGGAGACCTACCGCCGTCAAACCGCGTCGGAGAAGCCCGACAAGGCGTTCAGCGATGGCACGCGCCTTTTGTCGATGGCGTCGAGCGCCGCGCACGTGAGCAAGAACCGCTTCGGGATCACCGAAGACATCGTATTGCCGGAAGGCAAAAACCCGCTCACCGGGATTGTCCCCGGCTGCTAATTAACCAACAATAAACAACCCACAAACAACCCCCACACAGGACTAAAACAATGAGATTTTTCGACGAATTAGGAACAGACGACAGCAAGGCCGGCACGTTCGAGCTTAGCACCAACTTCGAGCCAATCCCGAGCGGCACGCAAGTCCTCGCGTACGCCGAGGACGCCGCGATCGACCAGCACCCGGACTTCCAGCCCGAGGAGGCTGTCAAAATCAAATGGCACATCGTGAAGCCCGCCGAGTACGAGGGGCGCGTGATCTTCCAAAAGGTGAAGATCAACGACCCTAACCGCGACAAGCGCCTTCGCCAGCTTCGGATGCTCGCCGCCATCGACGCGAACGCCGGCGGCGCGATCGCCAAGCATTCGGGCTCGCTGAGCGACAACCTGTTGCAAAAAGCGCTGACGCAAAAGCCGATGCTGCTGCGCCTGGAAGTCTGGGAGTTCAATGGCAAGACCGGAAACTGGGTCTCCTCTGTCGCGCCGAAGCCCACCGGTGAGGTGGTCGCGATGCCCGCGCCGAAGCCCGCCCAAAACCCGCTGAACGAGATCCCCGACGATTCGATCCCGTTCTAAATTCAACCAGCCCCCGAAAGGGGGCACCGCGGAGAGCACCATGACAGACACGACACTATTAACCACCGAAGAGGCCGCCGCGATGCTCGCGGTAGAGCCCCGGCTTTTGGTTCGCTGGCGCTACGATTCGCGCGGCCCGACCTATATCAAAGTGGGGCGCCTGGTTCGCTACAAGCGCGCCGACCTCGATGCATGGATTGAAGAGAACACGCACGAAAACGACTAAACCCAAAACCACACGGAGACCAACCAATGAGCAAACAACCCGAACAAAGAACCCCCGAATGGTTCGCACAGCGCCGCGGGCGCGTCACAGCATCGAAGGTCGGCGCGATCCTCGGAGTGAACCCATGGGCCACACCCGCCGACGTTATGCGCCGAATGGTGCGAGACCACCACGGCGCCCCCAGCGAGTTCGAGGGGAACAGCGCCACCGCCTGGGGCGTGGCGAACGAAGACGGCGCCGTCATTGATTATGAGATGGACACCGGCCTCGATGTCGTGCCCGCGCATTTCGTTGAGTATGAGCAATGGCTCGGCGCAAGCCCCGACGGATACGTCGGGCAAGGCGGACTGATCGAGGTCAAATGCCCGTATGGGAAACGCGACGCGACCGACCCCTCGGAGTTTAAGAGCATCCTCGACCAACCCCACTACTACGCGCAAATCCAGGTCCAGCTATTCTGCACCGGGCGCATGTGGTGCGATTTCTACCAGTGGGCACCGCGCGCGCAACGACTTGAGAGGGTCGGTCTAGACATGGCGTGGCTCGCCGACGCGCTGCCAAAACTGCGCGCGTTCTGGGATGATTTCCAAAAAGAGATCGACAACCCCGCACACCTGGAGCCTCTTCGTAAAACAGTGACAACGGCCGATGCCTCAAAGATCGTCGCCGACTATCTGCACGCGAAGGCGATGGCCGATGAGTATAGCGACCGCGCGAAGGGCTTGCTCGCCGCCCTGGTGGAGCTCACCGGGGAAACCGACGCCGAGATCGACGGTCACAAGTTAACGCGCGTGGTGCGCAAGGGCTCGGTCTCCTACGCGAAGGCGCTTAAAGCGCTCGCGCCAGACGCCGACCTGGAGCCGTACCGCGGCAAGGCGTCGGAGTATTGGAGGTTATCGTGAGGCTCAGAGACTACCAGCAAGACGCCGTCGGGGCCGCCATGGGGTGGTGCCGGCGCTACACCGCGCCGTGCGTTATCGAGGCGCCCACGGGCGCGGGAAAGTCTTTTATCATCGCGGCCATCGCGGATGAGCTGCACAAAATAAGCGGCGGCAAGGCAATCCTCGTGATCGCGCCATCGGCGGAGCTAGTCGAGCAAGACCACGAAAAATTCACCGTTGGCGTAGGGCGAAAAGCGTCCTTTTTCTCGGCGTCCGTGGGTGAGAAATCACTGAGATACCCGGTCGTTTTCGGTACTCCGCAGTCAGTCGCGAATAGCCTGGCGCGGTTCGGCTCGAATTTCTGCGCGGTTATTATCGACGAGTGCCACCGCATCACGCCGACCGTGAAGCGGATTATTGATCACCTTCGCGAAAAAAATAGCCTGCTCCGCGTGATCGGCCTGAGCGCCACGCCGTACCGCCTGGGGTCCGGCTATATCTACCGCCAGGACGAAACAGGACACGCCCACGGCCCCGACAGGGCGCGCGAGCCGTACTTTGCCCAGCGTGTATTCACCATCGACGCGCACCACCTTATTGAGCGCGGATACCTATCGACGCCGACCGTTGGCGAGGTTAGCGCTGAGGGATACGACACCTCAAAACTCGCAAAGAACCGGATGGGCCAGTGGGACTCCAAAACGGTCGACCAGGCTTTTGTCGGCCACGGCAGGAAGACCTCGGCGATCGTCGGCGATGTGGTGTCGCGCGCACAGAACAGGAATGGCGTGATGTTTTTTGCGTCGACGATACCGCACGCGCGCGAAATACTCGCGAGCCTACCCGCCGGCCTGTCGGCGCTGATTATCGGCGCGACAAATAAAAAAGAACGCCAGCAAATTATCGACGATTTTAAGGCTCGCCGGATCAAATACCTGGTCAATGTCGACGTTTTGACGACCGGTTTTGACGCGTCGCACGTCGACGTCGTGGCGATCCTGCGCGCTACGGAATCGGTCGCGCTATTGCAGCAAATTGTGGGGCGTGGGCTTCGCGTAGAGCCCGGGAAGCTCGATTGCCTGGTGCTAGACTACGCTGGGAATATCGCGCGCCACTGCCCGGACGGCGATATATTCGACCCCGAGATCACCGCCGACGCCGTGCCAAAAGAGGGCGAAACGGTCGAAATTCAGTGCGAGGAGTGCGGGACGCGCCAGGTCGCAAAAATGAATATCGACATCGAGGCGACGAACTGGGACGCCGCAGGCTATGCAACCGATCTCACCGGGCAGCGCATCGCCACCGATTTCGGCCCGCTCGCGGTGCACCATAATCGCCGGTGCCGGGCTCTATTGCCAGCGGGCGGCGGGGAGCTCGTGCGCTGCTCGTATCGGTGGACGTCTAAGGCATGCCCCGAGTGCGACGCGCCGAACGATATCGCGGCGAGAAAGTGCAGCGAGTGCAAGGCCGAAATCATCGACCCAAACGAAAAGCTGTCGCTGGAATTTGACCGATTCAAGGCCGACACGGCGCGCATCCAGACCGACAAGGTCACCTCCTGGAGCGCTTCGCCGCACGTCTCCAAGAGCGGCAACAACTGCAAAAAAATTGACGTGGTGACCCCGTACCGGAAGATGCGGCTTTATTTGACCGACGGCAGCGCACACAAATTCGTTCAGCGAAAATTCGACAAGGTCGCCGAGGCGACGCTCGATTGGGTGGTTGCGCCGGACACGATCACGTATCGAAAAAACGGCGATTTCTGGGACCTCCTCGACGTCAATAGGCCCGCCGACCAACCCCCCAAACTCACCGAGGCCGCCGAATGAAGTTTCCGAAGTGGTTAAAAATTTATGGTGACACTGGATTTCGCGGGGACTGCCCGCGCGAGTCCGCCGAGCATGTCACAGTGTTCGCCCAGCTCAGGCGCCGGCACCCCGACACCTATGGGGTGATCGCGCTGCACCCAAAAAACGAGGGCAAGCGCCACAAGCACCAGGCTATCAGCGACCACGTCAACGGGATGTCCCCGGGCGCGCCGGACATTATCATCCCGGGCGCGCCGACGTTTTGCTGCGAGCTTAAACGCGTCGACCACACGAAATCAGCGTGGTCTAAACATCAGCTCGCCTGGCTAAAAGCTGCGCATGACGCGGGCGCGTTCGTGTGCGTCGCGCTCGGCTGGCAGGCGGCGATTGAGGCTTTTGAGGACTGGCTGGAACTTCAATGACAACAAAAAACCCGCCCCAGGGATTTCACCAAGGGCGGGTCAACACACACGGAGGTGAGCGTTATGCGTGGACCCTACACGCGCGAGCCAAAAAACACAATCGCCGGGGCCTTTTTATCGTCAAAAACGCCAATATATAGTTGACAGCTATACGGATGCCTGTATAATCGGAGACAGGCAGCAGGGATGACCCTGCTGACACACCACACGGAGACACAAAATGACCAACGCAATGAACAACCTCGAAGAAGTTCTCGCCGCTATGCTCGCCGATAACGGTGACCTCGACTGGACCGAGCTGCCCGTCTTCTCGGACTGCGCCGAGCCCAACACCACGCTGATGGTGTGGAGCTGGGACGAAGAGAACGCGATCGTCGGCGCTGGTAAAGCCGACCTCGTGATCATCCCGAAGGCCGAGATCGACTGGTAAGAAAAAACGCCCCGCACCACGCGGGGCGCCACACACCACACGGAGGCACAAAATGAGCATCAAAAAACGACTGAAGCTTCTCGCCGCAATCCAGACCGCCAGCCACCTGCGCGACTGCGGCACGTATACCGTGCAGTCCGTCGGGGATGGCGCTTTCCTTGTCATCTGGGAAGAGGGCGATGCGCGCGAGACTGCGGCGATCATCGAGGTCGGACGCGAGCGAATCACCTGGAACGCCGACATGATCGGGCACCGCGAGCTTGTGCGAGAGTTGGGGCGTCTCGGCATGACCGAGGCGTCGGCAGGCTCCAGCTGCCCGCTATTCATGGCGGCGCGCGCGGGGGTGGTGCGATGAGAATCACACTCAATCAGATCCATGAATCCGGTGCATGCTCCAGCGGCGTTGACTGGTTTCGCGAAACGTTCGGCGACGCATACGAGATCGCCGAGTACACTCCAGTACAGCAAGCGGGTATTTTGATGGACCCGACTGGCCGCAAGTTTTTTGGCTGGGCCGTTGCGGCGGGACTGATCCCGATATGGTCGATGAATATGTGGGACCTGCGCGGGGCGAACCTTAGCGGGACGGACCTTAGTGGGGCGGACCTGAGCAGGGCGGACCTTAGTGGGGCGAGCCTGTACGGGGCGAGCCTTAGCGGGGCGGACCTGTACGGGGCGAACCTGTACGGGGCGAGCCTGTACGGGGCGAGCCTTAGCGGGGCGAACCTGCGCGGGACGGACCTTAGTGGGGCGGACCTGAGCAGGGCGGACCTTAGTGGGGCGAGCCTGTACGGGGCGAGC